GGACTATCTGGAGTCGCAGGACATGCCTCAGGAGTTCTCGCTCGATAGCATCATCGAGTACGACCCGAAGAATGATCCTGACAATCTGATCGGTGACAGATGGCTACGTCGCGGATCTTCGCTTCTATTCGTAGGCCAAAGTGGTTGCGGCAAAAGCTCAATGGCCGCGTATCAGGGGATGAAGTGGGCGTCCGGCGAAGCATGGTTTGGCGTAAAGCCCGTCCGGGCGTTAAAAGTGGCTTACATTCAGGCGGAAAACGACATCGCCGATCAGCATGACGCACTCAAGGGGGCGGCTCAGATGACGTTTGGAAAGGAGAACTGGGAGCGAGGATTGCGGAGCGTTGACATGCTCTTCTTCCGCGAAACGGTTCGCACCGGAACAGACTTCGCCACAATGCTCCGCCGCCTCGTTCGCAAGACCAAGGCGGACTTGGTTTACATCGATCCATTGCTCTCCTACATGGGTGGCAATCCTGCGGATATCGAGGTCTGCGCGAACTTCACACGGCATCTGCTCCAGCCGATTATGATGGAGACAGGTGTTGTCCTGGTACTCGTCCATCACTTTCCTAAGCCGAAGGGCAAGGATGACAAACCGGAGAGCGTGGCAGATTTGGCCTACTCAGGATTCGGATCGTCCGATCTTACGAACTGGGCGCGCGAGGTGATTGTGATGAAGGAGGTTGGCTTCAACAACCCGCGCAAGTTTATGCTCGGCATGGCGAAACGGGCAGACCGTTCCGGCATGACGGATAAGGACGGAAAAGTCACCGGATCAATTATGATCCAGCGTGGTACGGGCGGCGACATCTCATGGAACTACGCGGAGCCTGAGAAGTTCGTCGTGGATAAGGAGTCGGTTAAGAAACCGTACTCCAAAGGACGATATCCTAAGCGTTAGCCTTCTCACGCTCGGCGCGGCGACGACCTTTAGCGGCAAGCGATTGGAACTTCGCCTTGCCGTATTTTTTGCGGCCAAGGTAGCTCGCCAAAGCCTTCGGATCTTTCACGCCTTTCTTCTCAAGACTGCCGATCAGCTTCTCGTAACGACCGCCACCGCCAAGTTTCATCTTGTCCATAAAATTACCAGGATTTGCAGCTCCAGTGCCGAGGAGTCGTTTTATCGGTTGCCGTCGCGCAGTTATGCCGCGCGCGGAAGTTCTTACGACGCTCAGGATTGTCGCGTTTGATTTCCATGTTCGGATCGCCGAAGCGGACGATGACAACCTTGCCAGCCGGATTCTTAACGTACACCGCGCTCTTCTTACGCTCGCTAGGAGTGTAGAACGGCTTGTTGAGCGTCACCTTACGCCCCTTGTAGGTATTACCTTTTTTGGAGAGGGAGGTTTTCATTCGCCAGACATCACTTCTTTAACCGTCAGATTCCTGATGATCATCGGAATGTCGTTATTCAGCATTTTCGTTTCAGCGTTGGTAAGCTGATCGAACGGCTTTACGACCGCAGCGCGGTAGTTCGGGTTGTCCAAAAGATAACCAGCGAGCTTTGACTGGAGCTTTTCGGTCCACCGATACGCCCTTTCGCCACCGGCAATTCCGAAGAACGGACCGGCGGCTGACGCACCCTTAGCAAACGCAGTTGCCCCAGCGATGCCTGGAAGCAGCTTGGAGATAAGCGATGTCTTGTTCTTTTCAGCAAGCTCAAGAGCTTTTCCAATCTCTTCCACTTTCATCTTGGCTGAAGCTCCAAAAACTCCATCGAGAGCGTTTTGCCAAGACCCAGCAGCATCAGCAAACGACTTAGATGTGATTGGCCCTTTCTTTCCAGCTTCACTCACAATCTGGGAAAGAAGCGTGTTCTGGGTATCGGCCAGCGTTTCGGCGCTTAGCGCATTTTTGACCCGAACCGCGTTTTCCTTGGAGTTATTCAGAAACTCAAGAACAACGCCGGGAGACGCGGTTACGGACTCACCCTTGCCATACGCTGCTTTTCTGAAGTCTTCAGCAAACCCCTTGGACGAAGCCTCCCAAGCAGCTTTCGCTTGTCTGATTCCGTCGATGGTTACACCGGGGAAAAACTCATCAAGAACCTCTTTTTGGATTCCATTCCAGCCCTTTGAAAGCGCGTTTTCAAGATTGTCCAAAAACTTGATCTGACCACCAGTGTTGAGGTTGTTGTAGATCGTGTTTCCAATCTTCGACTTAACGGCGTCATAGTCTTCATCCAGAATCCGTTTTAACTGTTGAAGTTTTGCAGGTCCATCGGACCCGCCAAGAGTCTTGATAATGGATGACCAAGATCCACTTTGTTCTCCAATATCCTTTAGGATTCCCTTTGAAAAAGTGGTGTTGTAATCCTCCATGAATCCAGAATACCGCTCCTTCAGATTCTTGAAGTTTTTAACAAGAGTATCATCTGGAAATTTTTTCTCAAATTGAGCAAGTGCAGTTTCGAATTTCTCCTTAGCTTTCCCGTAATCAGCCCACTGATCGCCGGTTCCACCTTTGACAGGTTCACCCCACTTGATGGCCTTGGCAGCGTCCTGCTGCTCCTTCCACAGGTCGGCCAAACTCTTTCCGGTTTCAGGATCTGGAGGTCCGTAAAGGTCTTTTCCTCTTGCCGGTGCTTTATCGTAATCCTTGGCCTGAAAACGAGGATCTTCGCGAAATGCATCAAACTCTTTTGCGAACGCCTCGTTTTTACGTTTGTAAACACCTTGTGCCGCGTTTTTAACAGCACCGACAGCATCGCCAAGAGTCAACGACTCCATCTTGTCGTAGTCATTGGCCAACTTGCTGAACGCGGTGGTTGTTTCGTCGTCGAGTTTTCCAAATAACTTCTCAACATCCGAAACAACGGCATTGGAAAAGTCCTGACCAGACTTTTCTGAATTCCGATTGAAAGACTCAGCGAGAACATCTTTCACCTGATTCTCATCAGCGCGATAGGTTCTTGCCAATTTTCCAGCTAGTTCACCTTCTTTCTCGGTGATGTTTTTTTGAAACTGATCGTAAAAAGGTCGGTTAAGTTCTCCAAAAAAACTACCTTCAGCTCCTTTGTATTTGCGATATCCAGCACCGATGACATTTCCCAGAAGGCTTCCAGCAGTTTCACCAACTGCGTAATCTCTAGCCGATTCAAGAAACGGTTGAAGTTTCCACTCTTCCCCTGCAACTGAAGCTCTTGTAGCCTCACCGGCCAAACCTCGCATCGCTCCCTGAATTGGAACTTTAGCCGCAGCACTTAAGAGCGTCTGTCCGGTTTCAAAAAGGTTTCTCCTAATCGGCCCTGGAAGAATTTTTGCAGCTCCACCACCTAAAGAAGTAACCGCTTCTTTTGCGGCTTCAGAAGCAATCTTTCTAGGATCAGTTTCACCAGTCATCAACTGGTATGCGGTTTCACCAATTGCCTGACCAACTGGGAGTGGAACTCCGGCAGCTTGAAGGGCTGGTCCTGCTGCATAGCGAGGAAGTTTTGCAAGCGTCTCTATGTCTCTTTGCCTTTCTGCGTCAGTCAAACCGATTCTTGGAGGAGCCGTCATCACGCCGGGACGCTGAAAATACGGCGTCACATACTGGCCAGACTCACCCTGAACAGCCTTCTGTTCTCCGATCTTTCCAGCGTCATCAACGGCAGTTTGAAGTTGCTGCGGAGAACCAGCTTGAAACATGCTGGCGTAAGGATCAGTTCCAGTCCGCTGCGGAGCCTGATACTGAGCAGACATGGCGGAAGTTTCAGGAGCAGATTGGCCAACCGACTTGAAGACATCTTCAAGTTCTTGCTCTGTTGGAGGACTATCTCCAGTCAGCCGAATGGTTCTTCCGCTGGTCGGATCTTTGATTCGATAGGTAGGCATTATTGTCCTTCAACAAGAATTTCAAAACGACCGACACGATTCGAAGCCGGAGGAGTTGTAGGTTGAATTGTTCCACCTTGCGAACGGTTTGCCCGAATGTTTTTGAAAATATCCTGAGGAGAAATCGGCTGTTCTTGCGAAACCGCAGCCGGAGCCGCTTGCTGCTGCTGGCCGAATCCAAACTTTTGCCTAGCACCCTCAAGATACCGTTTCTTAACGTCGTATGGAATGTCAGGTGAAAACCTGTACTCCCAAATACTGTTTTCGGCACCAGAACGAAGATTGTTTTTGAAAGACGAGATAACCTGAATGTAATCGTTACGCGCAGGAGTGCTTACAACTTTTTGAAGGTTTCTTTCTTCAGATGGAGTAAGTGTTGCTCCATACTTATTGTTTTGATAGTCAGTAACAACAAGCTGAATCTTGTTGTGTATGTCTCTTGCGTCTTCCTGTTCTTTAGTTGTAAGACCCTTAAATCTTCCTTTAAGATCAAACACTGGCGCATCAATAGGTCCAACATATTCAGAGAAAGACCCTTTTCCGTATTTGCTTTCAAAAGCATTGAGCTTATTGAAAACATCATCCAACTCTACTACAGCTTTGTTTGAAGCCGTCAAAGCCTTTGAAACGTCAGCAGGAACTTTTCCTTGGTTTGGTCCTCCAAGGAACACCTTTGCGTTGATTTCGTCTTCGTCGGTCTGAACTATCTTCTGTTTTTTAAGACCTTCCAAAACTTGATTTGCACGTTGGGCGACAACGCCACCTTCAGTCCTAGCAGTCGGCAAAAGCTGCTCATACTCCTGCTGGGTAATATCTCCAGAATCAAAAAGTGTCTTAAGACCTTCTTTCGTATTTCTTTGGCCAGCCATGCCTATGGCCGTCAGCTTTTTCAATCTAGCCTGCTCTTGCCTAAGAGGAGCGGCAGCATCAAAGATTGCTTTTCTAAACTCAGGGTTTATTTGCTGAGTTTTTGGATCAAGTCCACCATTGTACTGAAGGGGAATATCGCTTTTCCCGTTTTCATTAAGGAAATCAATTTCCTTATTTAGAACTGCCATTTGTGAGGCATTTGCCTTTTCAACGAGGAACCGATTCTGAGCCATCGGCAACGATTGGAGAACTGGACCACTCATGTCTCCAAGCATCTTCAAGCCAGTCGCGCTTTGAAGATCGGACGGAGGAGCGGGAAACGGCAAAGTCGGATCGCCTTTGGCGTTCCATTGAACATATGCTGATTGCCACTGCTGAATCTTCGGAAGATCGGCGGAAAACTTTGCGCGTTCAGAAATTCCGCTGGCGAGGTCGTTTTCCCGAATCTTGTTCTGAAGCTCCATTCCCTGGCGCTGGAGCAAAGACTCCGCCGTCTGCTGCTGGAACTGCTCCATCATCCGCGCCTGCGTCTGCGCGCGGTCGAACAGGTTTGCACCTAGCTGAAATGCTTGAAGAGATTGGTCGGCCATAAGATTAACGTCCGTAGTTTGAAGAGCCGTACTCCGGGAATAGACTCGTAGAAAGCGGTGTGATATCCGACCTCGTTGGAGTCGGCGCATAAAGATTCGGATAAATCTCAGGATCGTTCTGAGGATTGTACGATGGTGACGGCCCACGTTGGCCAGCCATCAACCCCTGATACATTCCGTACTGCGACAGCGCGCCACCGGCAACACCGCCAAAGTTGGTAAGCGCAGTCTGCGCCGCCTGCTGCATCGGCGACGGAGCAGCAGCCACCTGAGCGGCAGTCAAATCACGCCCGTACATTCTGGCCTGCTGTTCTTGAATCGCGCCGATCCGTTGAGCGGGTGTGATGAACATGCTGCTCACTGAGAACGGTTGAGCCATGCCAAACGTGCGCTGCTGCTGGATAAAGTTCTGAGCCTGAGCAAGACCCTGATTCTGAATCTGCATCGCTGTCAGACCAAAGTCGCGAGCGAGCAAATTTGTTCGAATGCCTGACGCATCTTTAAACCCTCCACCAACCGCCCGACCAGCGACAGCTCGTTGAAGCTGCGATTGAACATCTTGATCAACCTCGCCACGCAATCTTGAGCCAATAGTCTTTCCAGCCTGTTGAATCAACTGGTCATAGCCAGGAATCGCACGGCGAAGCTGAGTTTCAAGCAATGACTGTTCGGCGGATGTCGTCTTCTCGGCCAGTTTGGTGGCAGGCTCAAGCGCGGCAATGTTTTGCCGGATAGCGTTGGTCTGTTCCTGCTCGAAGTTGATCGGCTTCAGCTCAGGCACCTTCGGCTTGCGTCCGCCGAAAAGCCCACCGAGCAAACTTCCAGCAGCGGAGATTCCCGCTCCACCCAGAATTGCAGCTCCAAGTCCTATTGCCATAAATTATCCTTTATCAGAACCATTGCGAAAATCCTCCGCCATTCAACCCGACTCCGACCATTCGGATGGTTGCCACAGCGTCACCCAAATACTGCATCGTCTGCTCCTGCACAGCTTGAACAGCTTTGGCTTCGTAGGCCACTGCTTCCTGAATCAAATCGTTCTCTTCCTTGCGAATCGCCATGACCATCAGCTTGATGGCGTCGGGACACGGGGGAATGAGGTAGTCATTCACGCTCGTCGCGTTGATATGACGCATCTTCGCCATCACCGTTACCGGCTTGTCCTCCTCGTTGTTGCAACGATCAGCGAGGTAACTGCGACGATACTGCGGCAAAGTTTCATCAGGGTCGTAAACTGCCAGATCCAGTTCTAGCAGCGTCGTCGCATCGTACTCGTACAAACGACTTGCCGTGTTCGTGGCTTCGCGGATGACGCCGGTCAGAGTGGTGAACTTCTTGGTCGATTGAGTGTACGGTGCAGCGATAATCAACTCTTCTCCATCAATCCATTTTCCGCTGCCATCCTGTGTCCGAATCCAGTTTCCGTTCGC